GCTCTGAATCTGGCAAGTCCCCTGGTGAAGTGTGTCCTGAATCTGGCAATTCTCAAGCGCAACAAAAGGCATCAGGTCACCTCTATCTTTCCAAGAGTTCCCTGAATTGTGATTTTACCCTTCATCACAACCTTCCCACCCTGCATATCAGTCAAAGAAATTCCGTTAGAATCAGAAACAATTTTATTACCGTTTTTATCCTCTACAGAAATTTCCTCACACTTATCTATTTCTATTTTTCCATCCCCACCCAAAAGACCACTAATCAGCTCATTGCCATTCTCGTCCTTACTAACAACGCTGATAGAGCCGTCATTCATCAAATGAATCACAGCCCTAATATTTCCATCTTCATCCCGGGAATATATAATTCTCTCCCCAGGCTTAGCCCCCTGAGTCTTCCCCATTACACCAGCAACAACATAGTTTCCAGTTCCTTCTACAGGAACAAGAAGCACTCTGTCATTTTCCAATGGCGGGGCATCCTCTCCGCTCGCTCCATAAGTCTTAGCCGTCACATTTTCGCCGGAATATATTTCAACCGTCTCAAGCAGCCCTTCTACCTGCAACACCCTTGCTACTCTTCCCACGGAAATACCTCCGGCAATTGGCCCGTCCTGCTTCCAGGAAGAACAAGAAGAAATTCCGTTGTCTCTCCCCCCTGGTCATCGCGCTTCAGGCTTATCTGATCCGCAAGAAACTTAGTTTCTCTGTATATCTCGCAGCCAGGAGCCTTCACACTCACCGCCATATTCTCACGGTAAAGCCTTCCACTCTTATCTCTATGGCCGCTCACAGTCAGCTTATACTTTACGCATTCGCCAAACATACGGCCCGCAAGAGATAAAACACCCTGCTGCAATGTCGTACCGCTTGCATCCTCAATAGCCTTTCCATAACAGCGCAGAACGCCATTCCTGATTAAAGCTTTATTTTCATAAGTAAATTTCTCGCTGTCATTTTCTTCAGTTGTCTTTGTGTACCCGGTTATATGCGAATACATTTTCTGACCGTCAAATTGTGGAGTACAAGATATAAAAGGCATTTCTCCCTGAATGAATGTTGCAGTAACAGGCTCAATTTCCGGCTTGTAAATTAATAGACTTCCATCTGCCTTGTTAGTCATATATAACCCACGCTGCTCACAAAGCTTCATCAGAAAATCCCAGCATTTATCACTGAGCGAAACTTCCACCTTTTCAAAAGCTTCCCCCACATCGCCCTTCACAACAACCGTAATCCCGAATGGCTCGCAGACCGTTTCCGCAATTTCCCTCACATTCATGCCGCTGTATTCAGCCGGAAACAAAGAAGGCGGCAGGCAACTGTCAACAAGCACACCGCAAAGAGGATAGCCCTGCACATTCAAAGTCTGAGCGTCAGGCTTAACCTCTGGAGTTGGCGGCATCAGAAGCCCCTTAAAAACCAAATCATCATCAAAATAAACATCAAAAACCGGGTAAGTAAAAGGTCTGAACATATTTTTCAAAGCTGCCGATTCATAATCCCAGGTGCTCGAAAAACTGAATCCATCCACTCCGTTTACATTTCTAACAAGCGTATAGGCCGTAAAGCCTGTAAAAAGCTTTCCCTGCCCCATAAGCCCTAAATCTTTTTTTGCATCCTTATCAAGTAAAACAGATTCAGCCGCAGAACTTCTGGAAGTACTGCCACTGTCAGGAATAATAAGCACATCCCCAACATAAATATATGGACTTCCATCAGAAGCCTTTCTTCTCCCGCTCAGCTGAGGATTTGCCTTAACAATCTCCGGCCAGCGCGCAGGGCTACCGTAAAACTTTACGCTGATCTTTGTCAGAGAGTCATTTGAAACTACAGTATAAGTATTAGCCATAGTATCGCACCTCTCTACCCATAGGAATCAGTTCTATCTCATCAGCGTTCAATCCGTTATCCATTATAAACTCATCCACGCGGTCAAAGCCCTGCTTGCCGTAAAGCTCACACAAAAGCTCATAAAGCTGTCTGTCTTTACCAAGCTTTATAGTCCTTGCCATAGGCAAATCAAAGGCTACTTCATGCAGCATCTCAACAGCCTTTATCACCGTTTCAAGCACGGCCTCATAGCTTTCACCAGTATCAACAAAAGCATTTTTAGCCACCTGAGCATCTATATAATCTTTATAAACTTCAAACTGAACAGCCACAGCGTCTGCAATCGCAAATACATCACCGCGACTCAAAATCTTTCCGGCATTATCCGGAACTCCAGCCTCGTTTCCAAAACCGCCGGAACTGCTGAAGTTGCTTAAACTGCCGGAGCTTCCGCCACTTGCAGAACCGCCGGAACTGCTGAAACTGCTTAAACTGCCAGAGCTTCCGCCACTTGCAGAAGCTCCTTTCTTTGCGCTTTTTGCGACCCCATAAGAAAGAGCGGCAACCATTGCTCCCACCATCGTACTTGTTGCCGCATACTGGTTCTTTATTGCTTTTGCTCCCACCGGATCTTTTTTTGCATTGTTTAAAAAATCCTTGATTACGCTTGAATAACCCTCAATTTTGGCCATTGCGCCAATAGCAATCTCACTAGGCAATCTTGCAGCCTTTATAATAACGGTAGCAATCTCCTGAGCTTTAGAAGCAAGTGTATCAACTTTACTCACCCAGTTAGTCACATTCAGCTTAAATTCATTAAGCCTCTGCAAAAGAGATTGTTTTTCTTTGATATTGCTGCACTTCTCACAAAGCTTTGCAATTCCTTTAAAAAGCGAATTGTCCTGAGTTCTCATCACGCCCTGGAGCTGGAGTTCATCATCAACAGTACCAGTCACAATCAGATCTAAAAATGATAAGCTTGCAGCATTCTCATATTTATTCATAGCCGCATCCAGCGCATCTTCAGCAGCAAGCTTGCTCAAAGGAAGCGATTCAGTCAAAGTCTCGCTGAATGTTATCTTTACCCGGCTTTCATTCAAAGCCGATACAAGGTCATCAGTTCGCTCAATAGATCCCGTTGGTACAACAGTATGTTTTCCATATATCGGATGTTCTAAAGTTCCATAGCCGCGTTCACAAAGCGCAGCTTCAAAATCATCCGCAAGAGAAAGACACTCCCCACCCGAAAAAATAGCAGTCATCGGAAACTTTTTTCCACCAAGTCCAAGACTCTGAATCTCAGCCCCGTCAACATCCGGGAAATTGTGCTCAGCCGTCTTCAACGGTGTAGACCGGTTCAAAGCCGAGTCATATCCGAAAACTATTCTTTTACCTGACGGAGCTGTATAGACAGCTTCACTAATATCTTCAACCCATGCCATCTATTGCCACCTACCGCCTTCCAGTCTGCAAAGTAAAAGCAGGAGCAGCAGTTGCCCCGTTCTTTACCGTCAGGCCGTCACTAAGACCAATTTCAACTCTATTAGTTGTTACCGACTCCTCACGTGAGTAGCTATTTGCAACAGCTGCCGACCTTGTAGGCTCAGCCATGCTTGCAGCTGCATCAGCTTCACTTTCTGCAGGCAAGCCCCCCGCGCTTTCCGTCGTTCCACTTCCAGCTAAAATACTGTTTCTTGCATTGTCAAAGAATCCGGAAATTTTATTATGCAGCCATTCCATTCCTGGAATCCAGGAAATAGATTCCAGAATCGCCTGAATAGGCGAAGCAATCATCTGAAGAATAGAAAGCCCCAGCATCTTAATTCCGGCAATAAAACCGCCAACCTTAAAGGCGTTTATCGTGTCAAAAAGTCCGCGGATAATTCCCCAAACCAATTCCAAAGGAGCTGCAAGCTGCTGCAGAATCATCCCCCCAAAACCTTTCATTCCTCGTATTTTAGCAAAGAATCCATCTACAGCTTCAGACACTTCCTGCCACTTTCCGACCAACACAACAATAATTCCAACCAGAGCCACAACACCAGCAATCACAAGCCCTATCGGATTTGCAGCCATTGCAGCATTCCAGAGCAACTGAGCAGCAGCGGCAACCTTCATTCCTGCCGCAGCCGCAATAGAAGCAGCACCCTGAGCCTTTATCGCTACAGTCGTGCCAACAGCAGCGGCCTTGTAAGCAATCATTATTCCTTTTCCGAACGCCATAACAAGATTAAAAGCCTTCATCAGCTTCATACCCACAACAATTGCAGTCATCGAAGCTCTCCATGCGACCATAGCACCCACAACGGCAAGAATGACTCCCCGGAACTTCCAGGCAGTCATTACCATTTGAGAAAAAGTATCAACAATTTTTAAGGCCGCATTAATCAATGGCTGAGGGTCAAAATTATTAACCGCTTCAGTAAGCTTCTTTAGCCCGGAACTTCCACGACTTTCAAAAGCTTCAACAAACTTAAAGCCCAGCTCCGTGAGCCCGCTCACAAGCACCTTCAGCTGATTTATCAAACCACCTCGAATAACCTCGGCACCCTTGGCCGCAGTTCCCGCACTGTTAGCCGCAGCTAATGCGTAACTGTTCAAAGCTTCTTCGCCCGTGTTCAACAAAGCCGTAACAGCAGCAATATTCTGCTTGCCGAAAATGTCATAAATATTCGCATTCTTTTCAGCGTCACCCATTCCGGCCATAGCCTTGTTGAGCTGCCCTATTATCTTAGGTAGAGGCAACAGATTGCCAGCCGCATCCGTTGTGGTGATGTTCATTTTCTTTAAAGCATC